GTACCCGTGTACATACTTACAATGTGTGTCTTTTGCTCTCCATTGTCTAAATGCACAAGAACCAAGTTCGATTATTTTTGTAGATTGAAATTTCATTTATTAGGCTTCTTGTAACTCTACTATATTGAGATTATCTTTAAAGAAATCAAAGACACTTTGTGTCCATTTATCTTCGTAGTTTTGTTCTTTATAGAACACAATATGCTCAAACTTTGATTTATTTTTAATTTGATCTTTAAGTTTTTTACTTAAAGTAACCATATCATCAATATTTTCTTCATCCCAATCTGCCCCTACGTTTACTGATGTCGAAAATAACAAAGCCTCTATTAACATATGAACCTCGTCTTCAGAAAGGTTAACAGTTAATTTTTTACTACTATTTTTCATATATTAGTAGTATATGTTATAACGTTCTTTATTTCAACTTTTTATTAAACAAATCAAATATTTTTTGATCAGGGCGCCCTACAACATCTACTACAATACGCATGCGCTTTTTTTCGTCAGCGATTTTATATGTATCCCGTAATTGAGATGCACTAGTGCTCGGAGCTCCATCTATACTAAACGTTATTGTACCTGGGGCATATATATAACCATGGCCCCCTTCACCGAATGCTTTCATAGGGATGTTATCTTTATAAGGTTGAAAATAAGAAGGCGCTCCGGTTTTTAAAGGTTTGAAACTAAAACGAGGATCTTCTAACATATCTTTCATACCTACAATAAAAATAACTTTATCTATATCTTTGTTGTAGTTTTGTAGTATTTCTACGGGTTTATAAGGTTGATTTGTTTTAACAACTTCATTTTCGGGTATACCTGTTGCTACAATAATTTGTTTTTTTTCTTCAAACGTAAAAGGATATCGTTGAGGATCTTTTGCTGCTAGTTCTGGTTTTATATCTGATGTTGCAATAAAAAAATCTGCGTTAGGAAATTTTTTCTTAGCTTTATCGTATAAAGTTTTATGACCTTTATGAAACGGTTGAAATCTACCTGGAAAAACAACTACAGTTCTTCCTTCATTTTGTTTTTCGAATAAAAAATCTAGAAAAGATTTCATGTAAATTTTTCTTTTTTAGGTACAGCAAAATTAGCCCGAGAAAACTCTAAACGATCTACTAATTTGACTTTATTTCCTTGTTTATCGACAGCAACGTAACCCTCAGGTGCAGTTACTTTTAAAGAACCATCAGGCTCAACAATAAATTGACGTGTTTTTATAGCACTGTTATACTTGTTAATAAATGTTTTTTTAATTTCACTAATTTTAGCGGTTAAATTTAATAATGTTAAAATATGTATCTTTACTTTGTTTAAATTTTGTAGAAATTGATTGAACGCTTGTTGTTTGCGTTGTTTACCTTGATCTGTCTTTAGGCTATTAATATCTTTGTTAGCCTGTTCTGTTAACCAGTCAACATAACCGTTGTACTCTTGTTCAGGATTAGTTACAAATTTATTACTTCTTACTAAACTGTTAATATAGGTTTTTAAAGAGTTATATACAGAATCTGGTATTAAGTCCCATTTAATAGTTTTACCAGCTGTTATACATGCTTGTATTAGCTCTTTTATTTTTGTATTTTCTTCTTCAGTAAGTGTAACTACCCCCGACATGTCTTTAAATTTAGCGTCATCAACAAAAACATTCTGTGGTAGGTTAAACTCAGAAATATTAACATCTGCTTCTTGTTTTAATTTTTGTAAACTCGGACCTGTATATCTTGTATGAAAAATAATACCCATTTCAGAATTAGCTATTTTCGCACCTAAATCTGAATCTTTAGACACAGTATATACTATGGTGTTAGGTTTAAACGCGAGCATTTCTTCTCCGTCGTAGTTCACTGTGTAAAGTGTTTGTTTGTCAAACATAAAATCCCCTTGGTAGATATTTTGCTTAACAACACTTGGAAGATATTTTAAGGCTGTTTTTAATTTTTCAGCTAAACCAGGTTTATCTCCGTGATTACGATCAATATCTTCTATGGTGTAATTGACTTTAGGGTTTAAGGATCCTAAACTTTTAGTCGCAACAAAAAATTTTTTATTTTCGGGGTTATAGCCGCAAAATATAGCAGGTGCACCATCGTACTTAACAGTAGTAAAAACCTTCGTATCAGAATTACCCGAAAACTCATTATATAACTCGTTAATAAATTGTAAAGCTATATCAAACCCAGTTTTTTTATCGGTGAGTATGAGTTCTTCTAAATGAGTGAGATGTTTAAGTATACCAACACTTTCGTTTAGAGAAATAAACGGTGTAGATTCTTTGTAAAAATCGTTAAAAGCTTTGTCTAACATTATTACATGTATTTATGTAATAAACGTTACAATTATTGTAAGAGTGTGCTAAGTACCTTTTCGATTTCTTCAGGTTTATTCATAGTACTTAGTTGTTGTGCTAACGCTTTAATATCAGGCTTTTGATTTTGATTTGCTGCTTGATTTGCAGGAGGTGTTGTAACGGTTGTCGGATTAGGTTTTGTTGCCCCCGCCGCCTGATTTTGTACTGGAGCTTGTCCTGTTAAATTATTAGTTAATTCATTAATTATTTGTTCGAATTTCATATAAGTTATTTATGCAATTATGTTCCTTTAATTTTATTGGCTTTTGGGGCCCAAAGGGTCTTTAAATCACTTAATTCGGTTGCGTGCCAAAATCAACTGCTCCGCGAGAAAAAGTTTTATTTTGTTTAAGATTTTTTGCAAAAGCATACAGTTTCATTTTGTTAGCTACACTTTTAGCTATTTTAGTAGTCTTGTTACTATCTAATACTTTTAAAGCTCCATAAACGTTATCAGGTGAATTAAAACTATTACTTTTAAATGCAGGAACAGGTATAACTTTTATAATTTTGTTAATAAAGTTATCAAATTTTTTAAACTGCTGTTCTTTAATCGGATAAAATATCATTACTTTTTGGAATTCCGTTTTAACGTTTGTAAAATCTTTACAAATTTGTTCTAAACAATAATGATATATAAGCTTTTGAGTGTCTAGAGAATTTTTGCCTACCAGTAAAAAAGGTATGTTGTGTTTTTTAGCAAACTTATACGAATTTTTTATTCCTTTAACAAACGACGGATAAAAGTCAATCAAACACACCCTGTGCTGTAAACTTTCCTTAATATTGTTATTCATTTATTGATAATCGTCTCTATTTGTTCCAAATCAAACCCTTCTTCTATACACTCATCTATAAGCTTATGAAATTCTTCAAATAACATATTAAATTTTTCTTCATACTCTAATACTTTTTTAAGGTTTTTACTATTAACAGATATGTTATTACTGTTTTCTAATAAAGCAGAAGACGTTATTATGTCTAATTTTGAACCAAGATATTTTTTAATCTTTAATATAGTTCTGGTATAACCCGAATAACTATTTTTTTCTTCTTCAGTAATAGGAGTCCTTATTTTATTACCTTGTTCATCAATAATTCCGAGTTTATAGCATGGAAATTCTACATAATCTTTACAGAGTGTCTTTAAAAACAAAGAATTGTTTAGTATATTTTGTATAGATTCTTTAAACATTTGATTATAGTTAACACCGTGTAAATGTATTTCTCCAAACGGATTTAATTTACAACCTTTACCGTAATTAGGTGATCCGCAATACGAACATTTTTTAGCGTCGTTAGGGTGAAAATGAACCCCGTTAGGAGCATATTTACAACCCTTCCCGTAGGAAGGAGATCCACAATACATACATCTATTAACAGGTTTCATTTTTATTATTTAAGATTTTTTGGAGGAGTTCCTATTCTTACGTTTATTATACCGTTATAATACTCATCTTTCAATAAAACATCGTGTTTTATCTGCTCTTTAATTTCCTCATAACCGAGTTCCCATTTTGAACCACAAGTTTTAAGAATTAAGAATGTAAAATTTTCTTTACCGTACTTGATTATGTCTTCATTAAGTTCTTTAGAAGAAGAAGTATAATTTTTCCAATCTGATTCTTTACTATCAATTCTGTTTCTTGTTTTACCTTTTAAAGGTTTTCGTTTAATTCTACGCGTACATTGCTTTTTACCGATATATTTTTTACCGTTTATATTATTAGTAATTTCGTATATAAATCCAAAAGTACCCTCTTCTATTAAAACCCCTTCGTTTAGATTCCAATGACCAGTGTCCATTAACGTTTACGGCGTTTTTTAGTTTTTTTACGACGTTTATTTTTTATATTACGAGTGAAAATTTTTCCTCCAAATAAACTATGTGGAACTCTAGCATCTCCTGGGGCATATTTATCTCCAGAAAATGGTCCTTCTGTATTTACTACACCTGAACCAAAAGCCGAACTATCCCCACCGGATACGTTTTCTTCTTTTAGTATTTCCTTTATTATTTTTTCTAAGTTAATCATTTGTTTACTTTAACGCATTTATTTACTCGGGTACCGTCTTTGAGCTTTGTACCACTTTTGCGATATCCTTTCCAACATTTTGGATCTAATCTACGTTTTTCCTTATTTTCTAAAATTACTTTAACGATCTTATCAAATATCATATCTATTATTTAAGTGGTTTCTTTAATAAAAGATACTAATATATATGGTACTAACTATGGATGAACAAGAACAATCCCCAATAGCTTTAATTGAAAAATACAACGAAGAAATTAAAAAACACGTTAGTGTAGATGAGTTTAATATGAAACAGGTACAGCTCGATTTACCCGCTGTACGACATTACTGGGTAGGTCGTTTAATGTTTCATAAACAAGAAATTAATAAGTTAAAAAAACTTAGAAAACAAGCTCAACAAAAAATTACAGAAAAAATTGAAATCGATGCCCCTGTCGGTCTTAATAGTAAGACATTAGAAGATGCCCGTAATAATCACCCTGTAATTTATAAAATTAACGAACAAATTGCAGAGCACGAATTAGTGGTAGAATATTTGTCTAAAATAGAAACAAATTTTCGTTCATTGTCGTATGATATTAAAAATTTAATAGAAATTATACGACTCGAAACAACATAATGATAGATATTACTATAGATTACGACTCAACTCGTAAAAAAGGAATAATTGTTTCAGAATATTTACCTGTTATACGGGAACACTTTTCTGTTGAAGACAAAACACAATTTTTTCGTAAGAGATTTGCTGTAGGGTATACCCCAAAAACCCGTGTATACGCTATAACACCTCAAGGTAGATTTAATTTAAGATTGTTCTTTACTATTGTTGGTTTTCTTAAAGAGCAAAATATTGATTATAATCTTTCATTAACTGAAAGCTTTAAAAAAGCAATTGCGAGACCAACGCTCACATCTGATATAGAACAGTTAAATCTATCTTTAAGAGACTATCAAGCTGAAACTATAAAGCAATGTCTTAAACATTCAAGTGGCATTATAGTTTTACCGACCTCAGCAGGTAAAACCCTTGTTATGGCGACCCTGTACAACTCTATCAATACTCAAATAAACAATATTAAAACCTTGGTATTGGTGCCTGATATACAATTAGTACAGCAAACATATGGAGATTTTTTAAGTTACGGTATACCTGAAAAAGATATTACAAAATGGACAGGTAATAATGACCCTAATCTTAATTGTAATATTATTATAGCCAATCATCAAATATTACAATCAAAAAAACAAGATTTACAAATACTACAAAATATACAATTATTAATAGTTGATGAGTGTCATAAATTAAGATCAGGCAACAATATAAACAAAATATTAGATAATATACCCGCAAAATTGAGATATGGATTTACAGGGACGTTGCCAGATTCAAAAATTGATCAATGGAATATTATTAGTAAGTTAGGAGAAATAATTTATTTCAAACAATCAATAGATTTAAGACAACAAAACCATATATCTGATGTTCATGTTGTTGTGTTAAAACTAAACTATACTAACTTACCCATCTTTACAAAACCATCGATGGATAACCCTACAGGTGCTTATGAAGAAGAAATAGAATTCTTACAAAATAATATATTTCGTAATACAGTAATTAGTAAACTCACTAATAAAGTAGATAAAAATATGTTAATATTAGTTGATAGAATTGCACACGGAGAAATACTTTTAAACATATTAAAACAAACCACAGATAAAAAAATATTTTTTGTTCAAGGTTCAGTAGAATTAGAAGAAAGAGAAAAAATTAGAGAGCTTATGGAAAAAAACGACAATATTATTTGTGTTGCTATTTCTAAGATTTTTTCAACAGGTATTAATATTAAAAATTTACACTATATAGTTTTTGCTGCGATAGGTAAAGCTAAGATAAAAATTATACAATCAATTGGTCGTAGTTTACGTAAACACAGTAATAAAAAAATAGCAGCAATATTTGATATTGGAGATAATCTTCGTTACGGAACTCAACATCTTCTCTCACGTTTACAACTTTACAAAAACGAACAAATACCTTATACAATTAAAGAAATAAACGAAGTTGATTAATAATAGTTTAAACCTATAATACCCTATATGCCTAGATCAAAAAAAACTTCCAATGATGATATCTATGACGAAGATAATATGTTTAGTGTCGAAGAAGCAATCAAAGATATTAAACTTAGTATGCCTAAAAAACGCGTTCGTCGTACAAAAGAACAACTAAAAGAGAATTATGTTGATCCATTAGAGATGGAAAAATTAATTTACGAATATTATCAATCTGGGGTCATGGGTAATGATTTGGCAGATATGATTCAAAAAATTGCAACGCGGTTAGGTTATGCTAATAATTTTATTAACTACTCTTATAAAGGTGAAATGATCGGAGACGCCATTATTAAGATGATAACAGCATTAACACGTAAAAGATTTATGTGTAATAAGGGTTACAACCCTTTTTCTTATTTTACTAAAGTAGCATATAGAGCATTTCAAAATCGAATTAAAAAAGAAAAAAAGGAACATGACACCATACATCGTTATCAAAACGAGGTATACGAACTTTTAAGAGAAAATGGACAAATCCCTGCACAAAAAAATACACATATGTGTGAGGATGATAGTGCTTCTTATTATCGCGCAGAACACGAATGATAAATTTTTCTGGTAAAAATATTGCATGTATTTCTGATATTCATTTAGGAGTACATCAAGACTCTCAACAATGGCACAATATTGCTATACAGTTTGCGGAGTGGCTCAATCAAACTCTTAAAGAAAGAGATATAGATGATATTATTATAGCTGGTGATATATTTCATAATAGACATGAAATAGGGGTCAACACAATACATACCGCACACAATTTTTTCAATATTTTAAAAGACTATAATATTGTTGCTATAACCGGAAACCACGATTGTTACTATAAAGATAAATCTGATATTAATTCTGTTACGATTTTAAACAATAAAAATATACAAGTATTTCATGAGCTTGTAACAACAAAATACCGTAATAAAATTATAACTTTTTGCCCATGGGGAGTGTCAGTGCAAAATATACCAAACAGTGATATTTTAATCGGTCATTTTGAAATAACAAACTTTCGTATGAATTCACATAAAATATGTGATCATGGTATACCTACTGAAAGTTTATTAGATAAAGCATCATTAATAATTTCTGGGCATTTTCATTATAGGGAACAACGTAAATACAGTAATGGTCAAACAATATTGTATCTGGGCTCACCATACGAGTTAGATTTCGGAGATCGAGAACAAACAAAAGGTGTAAGTATTTTAAACGTCGAAACTCAAGAAATAGAGTTTATTGAAAATAATATAACTCCTAAACATCATAAAATTTTACTTTCTGATTTACTATGTAAAAAAATAAGTAATATACCTGAATATATTAATAACAATATAATCAGTTTATGTTTTGATCAAAAACTAACATTACAACAGGTAGATGAGCTTATTGCAAAAATTCAGCAACATAAGCCTTTACAATTTCGTACAGAATACAATATTTTAGAAACAGAAAATTTAGTTGATGATGGTGTTGAGCAATTAAGTCTAGATGTAGAAACCGCTATACATGAGTTTGTTGATCTTTTACAAGTTGATGTAGAGAAAAAATTAATACTAGATAAATGTCTTGATCTTTATCGAGTATCTTTGACTAACAATGAATAAAATAGGTATCGGTGTTATAACTTGTGATAGACCTGACTACTTAAAAAAGTTAGTTAAGTCCCTAGAGAATGTTTCTACAAACAATTTAGTCATTATAAATGATGGTGAAAAACAATTAGATGGTGGTAAATATTTTGTACATAATAATAAACCATCAAGACAAGGAGTGGGTAAAGCTAAAAATTGTGCTTTAAAACTTCTTAGAGATAATGACTACATTTTTCTTTTAGAAGATGATATTATAATAAAAGATAAGACAGTATTTGAGAAGTATATAGAAGCTTCGAATTTATCTGGTATTCAGCATTTTAATTTCGCGTTTCACGGAATTGATAATTACCTACCAAATGGTCAGCCCGCTATTCGTTTAAAGCTTGATTATTCATCAAAAGTTTCAGTCTGTCTGTACCCTAATGTGTACGGAGCTTTTTCAATGTATACTAAAAAATGTATTGAAGAGGTAGGTCTTATGGACGAATTTTATTATAACGCTATGGAGCATGTAGATCATACTGCTTCTATTATTAAAGCTGGTATGCACCCACCTTTTCGTTGGTTTGCGGATATTGCAGATAGTAACAAATACATTGAAGAAATAGATAGAGCACATTCAGGTAGTGAAATTCGCCGAGATCAAAAATGGATAGACAACTTTCATAAAGCTGCAGATCATTTTGTACAAAAATTCGGTTTTGATGTTCGTAACCCACACGCAATTACAGCTTCAAAAGAAGAAGTTACAAATTCTGTAAAACAAATTAAAAAACAATATGGACAACAATAAAATAGGGGTAGGTATTGTTACATATAATTCTGAAAATTATTATAAAACCTTGTATGATTCTTTACCACATGATAGAATTGATACTCTTGTAACAGTTAACGGTGGCCACAAATACGAAAATACTTATAAAGGTAATTGGGTTCAACACTCTGAAAATGTTTACCCTTCAGTTTGCAGAAACGACTGTATAAACTTCTTATTACAAAGAAATTGTGAGCATATTTTTATTATTGAAGATGATATGATTTTAAAATCCTCTGACATTTTTGACAAATATATACAAGCTTCAAAAGAATCAGGTCTCAAATACTTTTCATTCGTTTCAACATCTTGGGAATCCGGAGAACCTAATAAACGTACTCCGCGTTTAACTGTTGAATATAAAAACAATATTAGTATTTCATTTTATAAAAATATGTGCAACGAGTTCACGTATCATCATAAAAATTGTTACGAAAAGACAGGTTTATATGATACAAATTTTAGAGATCCTTTTGATATAGATCTTGCTTATAGAGAATCAAGACAAGATTATGCTGCTCCATTTTGGTGGTTTGCCGATATTACAGAGTCAGATAAATTAATAATGAACAACCCTAACGCGGTGTCCCGTCTTCAAACAGAAAGAGCAGACGGTTCACGTGAACAGAGAATTCAAAAAGAATGGGAGTACTTTACTAAAAAACACGGTATAATGGTTAATCAAATACCTGATGTTAATAAAGACTGGGTTATTACGAAACTTAAAAAACTCAAACCATGAAAATAGCAATTGGTATAAACGGTTTTAAAAAATACGAAGAACTCGTAAAACGAGAAAAATTGTGTATTGAAAGTTTACATAAAGTAAAAAACAAATTTACAAACATTGAGTTATATAATATATGCTTTAAAAACGAAAACATACATTATAAAGAATTTAAAACACTTAATGTTTTAGAAAAAAAATCAAATGAAGTAATTTTGTCTCATTTTTTACAAGAAGGATTACATAAAGAATATAATTTACGTAAATCTGAAATCGACACTAACAAAAAAGAACTACCAATTGTAAACGAAATATTTGATGTTCTTGCAAATACAGATTGTGATTATTTTTTGTTTTTAAACAACGATATTATTTTATCAGATAGATTTTTAAAGATTATTGAAGAAAATATTGATTGTTACCCTATATCTAGAATGCATATCTATGATATAGAAGATTTAAATCAAACTCCGAAATTAGAATCGTATTCAGTACATGGTTTTGATGCTTTTCTTGTTAAAAAAGAAACATGGTTACAAATAAAAAACATGTTTGAAGATATGGTATTAGGTCGTTTTTACTGGGATACATATTTTGCAACTATGTTTAATTTACTTTGTAGTTGTAAAAACGTTAATAAAATACCACCTGTCTGTTTTCATATTGAACATTCTAGTAAATCTTCTCAAGATACAATAGAAAATTATTACAACCACGATATTTTTAAACGTAATTTACTCGTTGCACACACATGGTCAAATTTTGTTCAAAACGTTTTAATGACTAGACAGACAGTTAATAACTGTTTATGGTATGCATCTCATTCTAATGAAGAACAGTTAGAAAAAGCGTATTTCAACCCTTTCAAATATACACCGTCATTTACTACAACTAATAAAACAATTTCAATAACTAAAGAGCAAAAATACGATCTTTTTATACCCTTAATTGAAAAAGATGAAATTAAACTACCCTACGTTTTAGAGTATGCAAACAACAATTTAACACCTAATCAAATATATATTTGCTCCCCTCACAAAATAAAAACCCAAATAAAGCAAAATAATATACATTATATTAATGATAAAGATGTTTTAGATATAGAGGATAAGTCCTTCATAACATTTCGCCCTAACTGGACATATCAACAATTTTTAAAAATGTTCTTTAAAGAAGGGGAATCAGAATACTACTTCGCATTAGATTGTGACACTATAGTTTTAAAACCCTTACCGTTGTTTGAATCTAATAAACCTATATGGTATTATGGTTGGAAACAAAATCATTTTCCATACTTTTTACACAATAAAAAAGTTTTTAATTTAAATAAAACCTTACCGCACACAGGTATCGGAGACATGGGTCTTTTTAACAAAGCTATAACAAATAATTTTCTACAGTATACAGGTTGTAATACTTCCAAAGAACTTTTACATAAAATAGGTTCTAATTTAAACGTAGTATTTCATTTTTCAGAGTATGAAACGTACGCAAATTATTGCAATCAATACTACCCTGAACTTTATACGTATAAACATTTAAAACAATACAATAAAGGTAGAGATTTAAATCAAGGTGAAATCTGGACAAAAGACGATATAATAACAACAATACAAGAAGCACAAAAAACAGATAACCCTATTCTATCTATTCATTCATGGAAACTTTAAACACTGATACAAATTTAGTCTACATATTTCTTAATAAAAACTTTACTGATAGTAAAAATAAAGAAAATACTGTATGGGCATACGATGAACTGCCAGTGTATTACACAGATACGTATAAATTTAATAAACAAAAATTTAAACAATCTCATTTTGTAACCAATACAGATGATACGATAAACAGTGTTGTACGAGATACTGACTTTAAAAAAATAGATACTATTATTAACAATAAATGGTCAAGATACAAACAAAACCCGTTTTGGTATAGTACATTTATACGGGTTATTGTATTATGTTTATATGTACGAAATAATAAACTTAACAACACTGTACATATTGAAGCTGATAATATTATTTTTGAACCTAATCTCAATATTTTAACAAATTTTTTCCAATCCGGAGAATTTGGATTTCCTAATGAATCTCCTTTTTCTTCAGCTCCGTGTTTTATATTTTTAAAAGATGATAAATCTGCTGATAATCTTTTAAACTTACATATAAAACTTTTAGAAAAAGGAGAAGAACAGTTAAGAGCTCATTGCGGTCATTTTAGTTCTTATATTACCGACATGGCGTTTTTAGATTTAATTTATCGTAGAGGTAAAGAATATAAAATGTTACCCTGTCTTCCATACGGAGCATTTTCACAAAATTTTGAAACCTTACAATGTGTTTTCGATCCTACTTCTTATGGGCAATATTTAGGCGGAACAAATCAACAACACCCTCCGGGTTATATGGAAAATTATCATTTTATAGGCCATGAACTTCTTCAAAAGAATATTGAAGTGATCTTTGATAAGAGACCGTTTGTTGTTTATAATAACAAAAAAATACCTATTTTTAATTTACACGTACACAATAAAAAAGCTATACCTAAATTTTTAAGCTATGTTAACAGTTGATGATATTATTACCCCTGATAAATTTATCAGTCTAAGCACTAATTGTTTTTCTGAAAAAAAGCCAATTCAACTAGAATTAACTTCTAATAAGAATATTTTTTTTATTAAAACAGATTTTTTAAACCGTTTTATTGAAACTGTTTTACCCTCTATAACGTTTGATTTCAAACTTATTACACACGATGCCGATTTACCAGTTACTAACAAGTATCTTTCTATTTTAGACAACCCACATTTAATAAAATGGTATGGTATGAATTGTCATATTATACATAAAAAACTACAACCTATTCCAATAGGTATAGCTAATGAGTGTTGGCCCCACGGAGACAAACATTCCCTACTAGAAGTAGCAAACAACCCTTCTTTTAAACAAGGTCTTGTTTATTCTAATTTTCAAAAAAGTACAAATATTCAAGATCGAAGTAACGTAAACAACATATTACAAAATTTACAAGGTCTAGACATTGAAACAAAAACTTTAACTTATAGAAAATATTTAGAAAAATTAAACACTTACAAGTTTTGTATATCACCTCCGGGTAATAGTGTAGATTGTCACAGAGTTTGGGAATCTATATACGTTGGTACTATACCGATTGTACTTAAAAGCATACCTATGGTATTTTTTAAAGATTGCCCTATATTGTTCATTAACACATGGACAGATTTACTTACAATGGACTTAGAAAAAGAATACGATATAATAAAAAACAAAAACAATGAAAAAGCTAAATTTAGTTTTTATCGGGATTTAATTTTAAAATAATATGAAAACAGTTAGTCATTTTGGTATAGAGGTAGAAGATGTATCGGATTTTGTTGAAAATTTACCCAATATATATTCTCAAGCACATCAAGACTTATTTGCTCTTGGAATTAACAATTATGTAAATAACGGCACGTTTGTTGATATAGCGTGTGCAATGCCTAGAGATTGCAATAACACCTTTCTACTTGAACAGTTTGGTTGGAAGGGAATTAGTTTAGATATAAAAGACTACGGACATTTGTGGGAGCAAACTAGAACTAATAAGTTTTTACATTGTGATGCCCTACAAATAAACTACGAAAAACTCTTTAACGAAACTTTTTTAACAAAAGAAATTAATTATCTTTCCTTAGATGCAGATGATATAACAAATAAAGTTTTAGAATTATTACCATTTTCTACCTATGAATTTAAAGTAATAACAATAGAACATGATTTATATGCAAATGGAGATTTTTCAAAAAAACAATTTCAAGAAAACTTTTTAACACAAAAGGGCTATAAAAAAATTGCAAATAATATTTGTGTTTTTGAAAAGTATTGTGTAGCACCTTTTGAAGATTGGTGGGTATCCGCTTCCACATACGTAAAATATCAAGAAATATTTGATATGTGTAAAGAAGATTATGTCTATTCTGATGAATTTTTAAACAAGTGTAGTCTGTTAATAAACAGAGATAATCTTTTAAAAAATAAAGAAAAAATACATTCTAAGCAATTAATTTCTACAGAAGAAATTTTCAAGTGTTTATCCACGCAAACATTAGATGAAAATAATAAAGAGATTAAACTTTTAAATAGACCCAAAACTATTTTTGTACCCTTAAAATGGGTAGATAAGTTTGTAGAAAAAGTACTTCCGTTTATAAGTTATGATTTTACTCTTTTTACATATGGGGAAGAAGATATCGTTATTCAACATATTGAACAACTTGTTAATAAACCTAACTTACAATATATCTATTCTAATAAACAAATACACTCTCATAATAAAGTACAAACCACCCTACCAAAAAATAAATTTTTAATTTAATAATGAATTTTGAAAAGAAAAATTTTGTTGATAGTTCGTTTTATCTTTATGAAATGTTCAAACACAATAAACCTTTTGCGGCAGGTAAAATAGGTAATTGTGAACTAATGTGTATATACAATTATTTTTTGTACCAGCACAAACAACTACCCATTCAATGGTTGTCTTCGGTGGAAGAAGAAATGTATAACAATACAGGGGTATTCCCAAAAACAGAACAATCTCGAATAGAATTTGTTGAAGAAATAGTTAAAAGTATTTCGAATATAGATAGTTTAGCGTGGTGGTCAATGTTTAATTTAGACTTTGAAGCTCGTTTTATTAAAAAAAATTCCCCTAATTGTCAATTAATAGATTTGCAAAGTTTGGAGCCGTTTTATTCAGGTTCTCCGTGGACGGAGTTTTTGAAGGATAAAAAAGTACTGGTAATATCACCGTTTACAGAGTCTATTAAAAAACAATATCTTAAAAGAGAAAAGCTCTGGAAGGACCCTAGAATTCTTCCTAACTTTGAACTTCTTACTATAAAACATCAGCACTCCCCGGGTCTAGATGTACCCAGTAAATATCATTCTTGGATTAGTATGATTGAAGATATTAAAAAACAAATGAATGATTTAACATACGATGTTTTGCTAGTAGGAGCTGGAGCGTCAGGATTACCTTTAATATCTCACGCAAAACACAATAACAAACAAGGTATTCATTTAGGCGGACCATTACAGTTACTTTTTGGTATAAAGGGAGGACGCTGGGACAACGGCCCTATAGGTAAACATTTTTACAATGAATATTGGGTAAGACCTACCGGAGAAGAAATACCTAAAAAACATAAACTTATTGAAGGTGGATGTTATTGGTAGATTTTAATTTAATGTAGTATATACTTTAATTGTGCGGTTTGTAAATTTTAAAAATATTAAGATAAAAAATTTCTTATCAGTAGGTAAAACCCCTGTAGAAATTAATTTTCAATCTGGTATTAATGTAATTACAGGTATTAACTACGATAAAGAAGATTCTAAGAACGGAGTCGGAAAAAGTACTATAGTAGAAGCGTTACACTTTGCCTTGTTCGGTACAACAATAAGAGATCTCCCAAAAGATCTTATTGTTAATTCTATTACAAAACAGAAATGTGAAGTCGAATTAATATTTACAATTACGACAAGTAGTTCTTTACATACGTATTGTATAAAGAGAACACTACAACCTACAAAATGTGTTATCTTTAAAGATGATGTAGATGTTACAAGATCTACACTTATTAAAACAAATGAATTTATTCAGACATTAATAAATTCCACTAGTAAGATATTTCAAAATTCAGTAATTATGACCGTAAACAACACTACCCCGTTTATGGCTCAAAGTAAGATAGATAAACGTAAGTTTATAGAAAGTGTACTTAATTTACAAGTTTTTTCAGATATGCTTTCACGGGTTAGAGATGAGCATACTAATTTAAAAAGAGATCACGAAATTAAATTCTTAAAAAAAGAAACAACAGAAAAACATTACTGTGTTAATAAACAACAACTCGATCTATTTGAGTCAAATAAATTAACTCGAATTAATGAAATACAAAATAGAATTAATACTGATACAGAAACAGTTACTAAACTAACAAGTCAAATAATAACAATACCTGATAATGTTGAAGATACATTTTACGAAAAACAAAAAGAATACGAGCATAAAACTACTGAAATAGATAATGTTTACAATAAATTAGTAAACACAAAAGCAGAGTATCAAGCAGAAATAAAACTTTTTGAAAAACAAAAAGCAGACACAGCATTACATAAAATTACGTGTAATGAGTGTAAAAGACCATTTACAGAAACTGATTTAAAACATAAACAGGAAATAGTACAAGATTTAGAAGAAAAAATAACCACCCTTTCTCAAAAAATAAACGAAACACAATCTCAACTTAACAAAATACAAGAAGCAAAAATTGCTTTAAACGAGCATATTAAAAAATTACAAAATAAAAAACAAGAAGTCAATAATATTGTTAATCAAAATACAAACTTTAAAAATAAAATACAATATATTAGCGAAAATATTATTACATTAAAAAATCAAATAAAAAATATACAACAAGAAGCTAATACTGATCTCGAAAAAATCGTTAAAACGACAGAGGATGAAATCTTACAACTTCAAACAGATTTAGATTGTTTAAGTCTAGAGCTTGATGTATTAGAATGCGTTAAGTTTATTGTTTCAGAAGAAGGGGTTAAATCGTACATTGTTAAAAAGATTTTAAAACTATTAAACAATCGTCTTTCATATTACCTTTCTCTACTTGAAACAAATTGTACGTGCACATTTAATGAATTTTTTGATGAATGTATTATCGATGAACAAGGAGAAGTAAAATCTTATTTTAATTTTTCAGGAGGAGAAAGAAAA